TGTTGCTGTTGAAGGCAAACCATTTATCAAAGGTTCTACTGCTTTTACTTGTTTAGCATTGCTCATAGATCTAGCTAAAGCTTTTGTATATCTAGACGCAAGTCTATCATACAAGTTATCCTCGATTGCTTCTTCAGTAATCGCGAATGCTAAAGCTACGGTCTCGTGAGTGTAACGAGCAGTGAAAGTTTCTTGTGCTTCATCGAATGATACACCAGATCCTTCACCTTTTACTTGTGCGTTTCCGAAACCAGATAACATTACTTCCTCTTCGAAAGCTCTGTCACTGTTTTCAGTGGTATAAATTTCAGCATGCTGATTTTCATACCTTTTGTACTCCAGCCCAAATAGTGCATTTAGGCCTGGTTCTAGTTCTTTAACTAGTTGTGATCGTGATATTGCCATAGTCTATTTGCTCCTATTATGATTGTAACTCGATTAGATTTGGTACAACAACAACCGAACAGAATGCTGCAGTGATATCCTCATTGTCAGGATCTTCCGCAGATCTTAATAATCTGAATGATTTGTTGTCGGCTCCAGTTACTCCAATGTTCAAAGTCGCTGATGACTTACCAGTAGTTGTGCTACCAGCTGATGAATTCATGTCATAAGTTTCTAAGAAACCTGCTTGAGTAACAGTATCATCTGTCGCTATTACATATTGCTGGGTAGGTCCATCTATTACAAAAGCGTCGATGTCCTCACTGTTTGCAGGTACTGTATTAGCAGTATAGAAATTTGCAAAAGTTGGCTTTAAAGTCGTAGCCGCGTTAAAGAAAATTCCATTTAATGTGCCAATTACAGGAGCAGCAGCCGTTTGACCGTCTACTATATATCCCGCTGCAGAAGCGACAACTCCACCTTGGAATAGAGTAGTACCATAGTTAGAATCGATTTTGTACTTACCTTGACCTTGAGTAGCTGGAGTTTGTCCAAGCATACCCGCAGGAATAAGTCCAAAACCTTGTGTGTTTCTATTTGCCATAGTTATGTTCTCCTATCCAAACATAGTTTAGTTGTTAATTTATCCGATGATATTTAAAATTACTTTTTCGTACCACCGAAGGTTACACGAGACTGCCTCTCAACATTGATAGGCATCCTCTGATCTTGCTCCTTCATAAGATCGTTTTCAACAGCTTGACTTCTATCTTCATGACGTCTTGTCATGTATTCTTGTCTTTGCTTCGCAATCTCGATCGGTACCTTCGCAAGTAGAAGGCCACCAACCCCAATCACTCCCTTGTATTTCCCGTCTTCGAGAACAGGATAATCAGATGCGTTTTCAACTTCCTCGGCTCTAACTAATTCATAACCTTCTCTTAAACGTCCAGTTATATTTTTAGTGTCTTGAAAGCCAACGCTCTCTGCTCTTATCCATCTATACCTGAATCCATCAGGTGCAGGGGGTGCATCTAGAGAAGATGGTGGGACCCAAACTTTTGGTCTTTCAGTTTTAGACCTCGTTTGTTCCGCACGAGAAGTATTTTTTTTATTTTCCATTTTACGCTCCTTCCGTGTTTTTTAGTTGTTTTGCGTACTCTTCAAGTGGCACTCCTAATTTTTTAGCTATTGCTACTTGTGATGAAGTGAGTCTCACAGTTTTGCGTCCTGGTTTTACGCTTCTATTTGCTGATGCAACCGTTTGCACGGGAGCGGACGTTTTCTCTTCAGTATTATTACCGAATTTATTTGGAAAGTCAACTCGCATTCTTTTATCAATTTCTTGATAATAATCGTCTGATGACGTATCAAAACCCTCTCTCTCCAAATCTCTGTGATGCTCAATCGCAGTGTTTGTCATGGCTCTGTTTGTTCCAAACCATGTATTTTTAGATGCCCAAGCCTCAGCTTTTGGATCAGGATCTGGTATATTTTCAGGTTGACTTTTCTCTGTTTTTACAGGGGTTTCAGCTTTTTCTTCTTTTACTTTTTCCCTGTTTTGTTTTGCTTGTTTTATTCTAGCATTTTCAAAAGAAAGCTCCGCTATCCTTTTGTTTGCTGCTATTTGAGCTTTAGCATCAGATGCTTCTATGGCAGCAGCTAGTTCTCTTTCTGCAGCTTGTAATCCAGCATCAACATTTTTCTCAAATCGCTCTAAATAATCTAAGTCTGTTTTTTGAAAACGAGATTCTACTTCTTTTCTCTTTTCTTCAACAGCTTTTGCATAATCTAAAGCAGCTTTTTCTCTTCGTTCAGCCTCTCTCATTTTACGAGTTAGTTTTGCAATTCTAGCCTGAACGCCTTTGCTATACTCTTCTAATTTATCATCTTCTTTTTTTACTTCTTCTTGTTTCTTTGTTTCTTGTTCTTTTTGAACATCCAACTGCTCATCAGATTTCTCAGATGTGTTATTGGACTCAGTATTGTTTTCACTAGTTTCATTTGATACCTCCACTTCATTTTCAAATGTTTTGTCTTCTGGTAAATCTATGTCTGCACCAGGACCTGATGTATCAATGTCAACCGTTTTTTTCTCTTCTGGCATAGTTACTCCTTCCTATGTTTAGAACTCATGCAAGATGTCCTCTGGACTATCAATTGTTGCTAACACTTCATCGTCGTTTAGCAGACGAATCTCTCCACCATCTATTTTGATTCGGCTACCTGCATATCTTGCAAACATAACCCAATCATTTACTTTGCACCATGGACCTTCGGGATATCTTTCCTTATCCTTGTAACACTGAGATCCCATGGCTAAAACTAAACCACATTGAGAAGCAACTTGTTGTTTCTCTAATGTAGCTTCAGCTAATACTAATCCACCTTTAGTTTTTTCTTTCATCTTAAAAGGTAAAACTAAAAGTCTCCAACCTGTTGGTTTTGGAATTTTTGCTTCTTCTTTTTTTGATTTAACCCCAACTAATTCTTTTTTTGGTACTTTAATTTTTTGACTTGGGGTCAATATTGATGACTGTTCCTTTTCCATTTTGCTCCTTATTTTCTAGCAGGTTAGAGAGTTCCTGTAGTGTAGCCTCTAAGGCTGTTATTTGTCCTATTATATATCTATACTTTTCCATATTGTCAATACCACCTGATGTAACTGATATTGACAAAGCATCTATTCTAGTTTTTAGAAATCTAATTAGTTTTGTTATGACTGTTTCTAATTGCATTTTTGCCTTTCTTAAATATTGAAGCGACTTTTGATTTACCCATAACTTTGGCACGCTGTTCTCCAACAGTTAATATTTGAATTTTTCTAGCAAAAGGTTTGTTAATACGTTTTACTTTTGCAACAGTTTTACGAGCATCTGTTGGTGTTGCAAATTTTATACGAACTGTATCTCTAGGATTTTCGTCAGTGTATAATCTTCTACCGCTACCTTTTGGTTTTTTACCTGTTCCTACTTTTGGATCCGCCACGTTTCATCTCCTTAATATGTTTTTTAATAATATTAGATTGTTTTTTATGTAGCTTAGAAGCTTTACCTAAAGCTTTTGCTACTTTATTTAGTTTTTTCATATTTCTCCTTCCAGTATTTGACTCTTTCTAACCTTCTAACTCTATAATCTAGTTTGTCCAACCCTAATATTTTTTTAATAAAATCTATTAACATTTCCATCTTCTACGAGCTTGACGTAATCTAGAGTTAGGATCTCTCGCAGCTTTGGGAAACTTTTTCATTTGTCCAGCGCTTCTTGCGCAAAATGATTTTCGTCTTTTAGCAGCTTTAGATCCTGGTTTGACTTTGCCAGTAACCGCTGTTTTTAATTTAGAACCTGGGTTAAGTCTTCTATAAGCTTTAACTCCAGCCTCTGTCATTCCAGCCCCTTTTTTAGTGGGTCTAAAATTTTTTTTATTTCTAGCAGGCATACCGCCTTTTGAAAATTTTTGTGTGAGAGGTTGACCCTTTTTGTTAACATCTTTCATAGATGTTTTTAAAGAAATCTTTTTTTCTACAATTGGTTTTAAATTAAAATCTTTCCTCATGGCATTATTTTTTTTCCATAGTATTTTACTAAACTAGGATTAGATACTTTAACTCCACCTAAACTACCTTTAATAAAACTACCTCTATAATTTTTTTGTGCCTCACGAATCATTTTGTCACCAATAGATCCACCACTGGCAGCTTTTTTTCTTTTAGCAAATGTTGAAACATTTGTTGGTTTACCACCAACACCTTGTGCTACCGCTCTTTTTCTAGAAACCGCTGAACGTCTTTGTCCTTCTGTCATACGTCTTGCTTTTGCAAGAGGGACACATTTTGGATACTTACGTTTTGCATCTGCTTTCTGTTTTGATCTTCCACATTTTGAGAAAGAACCATCTTTCTTTTTACTTCCAATGTCTACCCACTTTTGGGCAAACCATTTATCTAAACCGTTTTTAGCCATTAGGAATTCTTTCCGACAGCCTGTCTATTCATTCCTTTTTTACAGATTCCACCACCTTTTAGACCCTGTCTTTTTAATCTTGCAGTAGCTTCCATTAATCCACCACCTGCAACTTCATATCTTTTAGGGGGGTTGCCTGTATTAAAAGTACCTCTAGGTCCTAATGGTTTATCAAACTCTACACCATCTCTTTTAAATATTTTTTTCTTTTTATTTTTTGTGCCGTCTTTATAACCAATACGACCACCTTCAGCTTTGCTGCCTCTAAAATCTTTTCTCTTTACACCAGATGGATCTTTAATTTTACCTGCACAGATTCTGCTAGCATAGGCATTAGCATATGCTGACGGATACACTTTGAATTTTCGCTTCGCTGCGGCCTTACCTCTTGGACATAGTTTTGTCATTATATCTGCCCCGTTGCTTTCATCATTGCAACTTTTTTTGCATTCTCTTTAATTTTATCATCAAGTCTTTCTAGTCTTTTAGGATCTTTTAAAGATTCTGAAAAAGCTTTAGATCCTGCTTTACGCATTTTATCTTTTAATTTTTTTTCTTCAGCCATTTTTTTGTTAATTTTTTTTATGGCAGCGTTATTTGATCTTATTGTTTTAGGTATATCAATAATAGATTGAATAATAGATTTTTTCTTTTTAACTTTACCACCCTCTTGGTATCCTTTAGGTGAAACTTGTTTATTATATAATCTATTTGCCATGAACTTTTCCGCCTTTTTTCATATAGCCCATTTTGTTTCTTACTTCAGTTGGAAGTTTTGATAAACCTTTTTGAGTTTTAGGATTAACAGGTTTTAACGAACCACCACCCATTTTTCTAATTCTACCACCCATTTTATATGACTTAACTGGTTTTAAAAAGTTTTGACCTTTTCCACCTGTTAAAAATTTATTTTGTTTTTTAGCAGATTTTTTAGCAGCACCAGAAGCTTTTGGATTGTTCATAATTTTTCTATTTGAAATTATTTTTTTTAATCTTGCTTTAGCTGCTTTATTATATTGACCCTCCGTTCCTGGAGAACCTGTTTCAACAACCATTCCTTTTTGACCAGCGTCTGTTTTAATTACATCTCCCGCTGCATAACCAGTTCTTCCACCAGCCTTATATCCTTTAGGTGAAACTTGTTTATTATATAATCTATTTGGCATTATTTTTTTCCTCCATTTCTAAATATTTGCGTTCCCTTTATACCATATATGCTCGCAACTACAAGGATCCATAAATTTGTGAACCATGACGGGAGCTGCGAGAACATCTCGAAGAATAATTTCACCTTGTCCATCGCTGTTGGGTCATCCGATATGACTGCATATGCAAGCACCAACACGGGCAAACTGAGAATTATCAAAACTGCCTCGTCCTTCCAGTCTGATTGACGAGCTTCTAACAATTTTCCTTGGTAAGATTCCTCACCACGAGCCATACGTTCTGCATGCATCAATTGTGCATCAGACATTGCCATCTTCGTCTTCTGCTTGTTAGCGTAAATCTTACTTCCTGCAGAGACGGCTAGTTTAATTGCCGATAACCACATAAATTAGTACGCTTTAGAGTTTCTTTTTTTCTCTGGTAACATTCTTTTCTGACCGCCAACTGGCATTTCAGGTTTTCCTGTACCAATATAATTAAAAGCTTTATCAGCAGTTGTTTTAGATCTAGGATCTATCTCAACACTTTGATCAGCAACTTTAATTTCCTTAATTTTATCAAGTTTTTGCATTTATGCTCCTTTTTTAACCCCTTTTATAACACCTTTGTTCTTAGATGCATAGAATATCTTTTCACCCCTCTTTTTACCATACTGTTTTTTCATGGATTTCATAATTTTTTTACCTTTTTTGTTTAATGGCATTAATCATCCTCCATCATAACCTGTGCTTGTTGTATTCCTGACTTTGCAAGGCTAACTCCAGCACGTAATTTTGATAAATCTTCGTTTTGTTCCAACTTATCTTCAAAATTTTCACGTTGTTGCATCAATCTTGCTCTTGCAAGTTCAACTTGTGCCTGATCATTGTCTCGTTTACGCTCATTTTCCATCGCACGTAGGTCAACTTCACGTGATTTTAGTTTTAGAAGTGGGTCAGAATCAAATTGTGATGTAATTTTCTTCTCTTCTCTCATAAAATCTTCTGTCATTTCTGCAATCAACACTGCTTTTCTAGCTTCAACTTGCTGAGCTATTTGTTGTAGCATCTGTGCTGCTTGTGGATTTGTTGGTGCTTGTTGTTGTAGAGTTTGTAACTGCATCATTTGGTCTCTAAACTCTAATTGTATTTGTTCTTGTGCCATTAAACTTATGTGTTCTAAAATATTTTTTTGTATAGCCGCCATAATCATAGGATTATTTCGAACCATATTCGTTGACATAAAATTTAAGTGTGCTGTGATGTGTGCTCTATGGTCTTGACCAGGGAAAGCTTGAAAAGGTTTACCTGCCATTGCATTAATGTGTTCCATACTTGGATCCATCGGTGCCATTGGTGCAGGTGGTGGTAATATTTGATCAATATTTTTTACACCGATTGCTTCATACATCTTTCGATACGCATTATATAAATTATGAATTTGTGGATTTGATTGTGCAAGTTGTAATTCTGTTTGTGCCATAGATATTCTTTGTGCCATTGAAAAAATATTTGGATCAGCAACAGGTAAAACATCAACCCTATCGTCAAAATCTATTTGTTTAATAGTTCTTGCACCGCCCACTACATCATAAGGATACTCTGGTGGTAAATATTGTGACACAACTTTAGATAATAATTTAAATTCTTTTTTCATACCTGCATATAATCTTTTATGAATAGCAGACATGACTCTTGAACCACGTTCTAATAATGCAATTGTTGTTCCAACAGCAGCAGATTGATTACCATCACCCACTTGCATATCAGCAATAGCAGCGAATCTCTGACCTGCACCAACAACTATACCCATTAGCTGTAGTAATGTTGCTGATGGTTCTTTGTATGGTAATGGAAAGAATGCATCACGTAATGATCCACCTGGTGCATCAACATCTTTAAACTCACCTGGTTGTATAGGTGCAGCCTCGTCTCTAACTCTAACACCTCGTTGTTTAAATCCTGCTGGTAAATTAGATAATGTTCCTGCGTCTAGCAATTGACGGAGAGCAGCCGTTGCGGTTCTGCTCAATCCGCCAATCATGTGAATTAATCCAAAGCCATAAAATCCAAGACCTGGAAGAAATTTAAAATGAACAAAATATTGGATTTTAGTTTTCTTTAGATCATCAGGTGCATAGTTACGTCTGATAGATAAAACTTTTCTGCCACCCTCTTCAACAGTGACAATGTAAGGGAGTTTAATTCCTGTAGGTTCACCATCAGCATCAACTTCTTCAAATCCTTCTAAATCTAAATTAACATGACACTCTAAAACAGTGTACATTGGTTCGTTACGTCCAGTTTTTTTAGTTCCTTCTAATTCTCTTTCCTTTTTTTCTAATTCATTATTTGAATCTATACTTGGTGGTGCAAGTTCAATATCAGAATAAAAACCATTCACTTGTTGTTTTCTCAAATCATTTTCAGATATTTTTAATTTATGGATGATTGATTCCGCATCGTCTAATGAGGTAGCCGTATACGGAACAATCAAATCCTCAGCGGGTACAAATTTTGACACCGCTCTTCCCAATAGTTGATCATAGTAAACTTTTTTAAAAGTTGATCCAGCTAATGGTAAATGAAATAACATAGAATCAAACTCAGGTTCATATTCTTGCATTTGATCCATGATTAAATAATTCATAAAATCTTTAACACGTTGTGACTGTTGTTCTACAGGTGGACTTGATATACCCATGATCTGTGTTCTAACAGGTCCTTCTGCTGGTAATAATTCTTTGTATGCTTGTGCTTGAAACTGTGTAACTGCTTCAGCTAAAACTGGATGCGTTGCACCTGAAGCCCCTTGAAATGGCTCTGTTCTATTTTCATATTTAAATCCTAAAAGATCTAAACCTTGTATGTAGCCTTGCTCCCAATCTTTTCTAGAAGTTTTATAATCCATATAATTTTGAACCATTTCGTTTCCTAGTGGTTCTAAAATATCGTCTGGTAAAATATCTGCTAAATTATCAAAATGATTTTCTGTTCCTGGAATGTTAATGGCACCTGGTTCAAAATCAATTGTTGCACCACCATCCTCTTCTGGTGTTACTTCAACAGGACCTTTTTGTTCTACTACTTCCTCTTCAACAACTTCTTCAGCGGGTAATTCGATTTCTGCTCTAACTTCGTTAGGAAGCGACTTGTCTATATCTGCCATTTAAATTTCTCCAGTCTTAGGTTTTAACTTGTTTTAAAGGAACTTTCAACCCTTGAGGATTGGGACCTCTCTTTGGCGGTGGGCCAGACTTTACACCTCCAGATCCAAGTGGCTTGTCTATCATACCACCATCTTTCATTCCTTCACCTCTCATTTCTGCCAATACTAACTGTATTGCTGATAGCTCTGACATGTTACCTAAATTTTCAAACACACGTCTTTCAAATTCTTTTTTCTTAGATGGGCTAAAATTTTTTGAGTATTTATCTGTTAGTTCTGACATTAGTAATATATCCTCTTTTTTTTCTCCTTCATCTCCTCCACATAATCCTCTGGGTGAGAAAGTAGTCCACCTTGCCTAAATCTCATGATCGCTTGCGTGGTGGAGTCAACCAAGTCATCATGATCCCCATATGGAAAAGCTGCGCATTCTTCTATTACCTCTTCAGCGAACTTTTGTTCAGGAGCCCAGATAATACCAGATTCAAATAAAGGTGCAACAGCATTCACACGAGCGTGCTTATCGTTTCCTTTTGATGGTGTAAAGTTTGTTACTGGTATATCCATTTTCCGTAGTTCGTAAGTCAAAGGCAGTCCTGAAGCTTTAGCCTCCACGATAACTGTTTCAGGTTGCCAGTATTTATATTGTTCAAGGGCTAGTCTTCTAAGTTCAGGAAATTCATATCTACCTTTAATTGAATCTAATAACATTAAGTTTGCACCCTCATCTTCGGATGGATAAAAAATACCCCACGTGGTTATAGCACTATAGTCTGCTGTTTCTTTTTTTAAAAACGCTGTATCATAAGATTGTATTACATGGTGAATATTTGGTATCCAGTCGTGTTTCCAAATACGCCACCACTCACGTTTTAATATTGCACCTTCTTCACTAGTTGGTTCTTGCATCCATTGTGCGTTCCATTTAGCAACAGGTAGTGCAGCTTTAACTTTCTCTAACTCATCTAATTTCCAATACTCAGGCCACACTGGTTTAATTCCTGATTCGTGTTCCAAGAGTGCTGGAAATTCAACCACGTGCCACTTATCAGCTTTAACTTCTTTTTGTGAAGCAACCAAGGCTCCCGTTAAATCTTTCGTAGACCATCTTGTCATTACTAAAATTATTTTACCACCAGGTTGTAAACGCTGACGTGGACCTGATGTATACCACTCGTAGGCTCGCTCTAAAGATGCTTTGGATAATGCGTCTTGCTCTGAATGTGGATCGTCAATGATTAATAAATCTGCACCACGACCTGTGATTGCTCCACCAACACCCGCTGCGTAATATTCACCGCCATCAGATGTTTCCCAACGTCCCGCTGCTTTAGAATCTTCTTGTAATTTTGTTTTAAAAATTTTTCTATAATCATCACTATCGATTAAATTTTTTGCTTTACGACCAAACCTGATTGCTAGTTCTGCCGTGTGTGTTGCTTGAATAATTTTTAATTTTGGATCACGGCCCACCATCCATGCTGGCAGAAGATAAGATGCAAATTCTGATTTAGTATGCCTTGGTGGCATATTAATTATCAGACGATTTATTTCACCCGTCGCCAATTTATTAAACTTATCTGCAATGTGCCTGTGGTGGGACCCCTCTACAAAATCTGGCCACACACATTTGACAAAAGATAAGAAATCATTTTTAGCCTTATTCTGTATCTTTTTTTCAGCATGCAACACTTGAAGTTGTTTGAAGGTCTTTCGCACATCTGCAGGTAATTTATTTATATCTACCTGATTCAAGTCCATGGTACCTAAAATGTTTTTTACAGGGTATGGCTATATAAATCAAGCATATATACACATACATTAGGATCCCTTTCTAGAATTAAGGGGGGTAGCACGGAATAAATACTCTATTTTTTGGTGTCGCGTTGGTACCTCTATTGTAATAAAGATACACGCGACACGCGCGGCAGCGCGCGCATAAAAAAACACGGCTAATGAACCATTAGCCGTGTTAAATAACTAATTTAGATTTTATTAACTATCTAGGCTACTTATACCTAGATTAAATTTTTTAAGCATTGGCTTAATCTTTCTAAGTACCGATTTTGTTTGATGTATTAAGTTAATATAGTCCTCGGTTGGTTCGTTGCTTTCATACGCGGAAAGCTCCTCGCCAAATACATAGTTGATACGCTCAATATCGGAACCAGTTAAATGAACAGTATACGTATTAGTCCATTTTAACTGACTTTTGTCTTTTGGATATGTGAAATCAAACTCTAATTGTTTCATACATACCAACCCTTCTTGACGTCTTTTTCTATAACAATCGCGTTGCCCAATACATCTTGAATAAGTGCATAAGTGCCTGATTTATTCAATATTTTTGATGCCTCGATATTTATTGGCGGTCTTGGTGCTTTCAGTAAAGCGTCCTCCATAACTATCATTTTTTTGCCGTCTACTAATTTAACGACAGTTACATATCCGCCAATAAACTCTTGAGCTTGTTTTATAGATATCGGCTCATCGTCTTTTTTTATTGTCTTTATTTTCATCATTGCCCTTTATTAGTTGTTTAATTTATTTTGAATAATTTCAAAATATATCTTGATTAATAAATTATTTTAAAATATAAATCAAGGATAATAAAGGACGATAAAATATGACAATAGAAGCAATAGAAAAAATAGGCAACGAAGCGCAAAAGCGCAACGAAGCCGAATTTAAGAAAAATAAAAAGAATATTAATTTTTCTTTACGTGGTAAGAATAAATATTTTTACGCTTATCAATGCGCTTTATTTACTAAAAATGTTAAAATTTTTGGTTTCGGTCATATAACGGCTGATATGATTATTAAAGATGGAATATGCTTTAATCAATATTCAATTAATAATGGTTATAATCAATATTGCCGTGATATGAAGCGTTTTAATAGTAAGGAGGAATTATTAGGTTTTGTAATTGGATATAATGAAGCCATAATAAACGAAAAAAAATTTATTAAGGGTTATAATTACTACGATTACGAAGCCAAAAATTAAAAGTTTCTTGAGCCGTGGACATTGGTTCACGGCTCATTATTAGAGGGTCTGTTGTGGACAATTCGCGCGGTGCTAGCACATGGTTCGATTTGATCAACCTTACAACAGACCCTCTAATAATTTAAGAAAATTTTTATTTTTTATTTTATTTTGCAAGGCACAAGCTAGAAATTTCATTTACAAGCGCTCAAGCTAAAAAATTTTATACAAAAACGCGCAAGCGCCATAGTTCAAAAACCATATATCATAAAAAGTTTTTCATTAACAACGGATCACGGCTTTTTGCTGAATAATAACCCATAAGCAACGGCAGGTGAAATAACAGAAATATTGAGAAAATATATATTAATTAATACTTATTTGATTAAATGATAGTGAGATTTTTTAAGGTTATTGCTGCTCTAAATCGTTATAATTATATTCATATTTACAAGATTTACACTTCCATAAAATTATAAATCTAGGTTTTTTATTTGGGTATTTGAACCAGTTTTTTTTAGGATATACTTTAGTTGAGGAGCATTCAGGACATTCAATTTTATTTTCAATGGTGCTTATGGGTCGCTGGTCTATATAATATGACATAATAATGTTAATATGGCAGGCAATCTTGACAGTATCTTTTATCTAAATTAGCTCGATAGTCATTAGATATATATTGACCGCAACAACGGCAATTAGAAAAATAATCAGTTTTTTTGCTGTTATCTTTTTTCTTTCTAGGTTTTATATATCCGTGTTTTAAGCCGTATTTTATAAGACCATTTTTAAAGTTATTTTCCATTACTTTATTGCTTTTTTGGTCTTTATTAATAGATAACATAACAAATAACCGCCAATTATTATTGTTAAATCAAATATCATATTACATATTATCTAAAAAGGGGTCAGGGTATTTTTGATTGTTTTTAATATCTTTTTTAGTTTTTTCTATATGCCCCTCTATTATTGTTTTAATTTTAACGTAAGTTGTAAAATCAATATTATTTTTGATAGTGTTAATATCTAGCAGCAAGTCTTTTAATGCTGTTAATTTTGCATATCTTGCGCTCGACTGTTGAGCCTCGCTTATATCTTGCGCTGTTTTAAATGCCTCTAAAAATAAGTCAGTCATATTATATTATCCTTTCTAATATTTTGGTGTTAAATTTTCTATTTCACTCAATAAAAAATTTTCTTGTATTTTTTCATTATAACTAGGGTCGTGAGTATGGTTTCCGCACTCATAACAAAAACTCTCATCTGTAGGATATTCTTTTTGTAACCTTTCAACCTTTGATTTAACTTCTGAAAGTTTTTCCTCTAGGTATTCAATTATTATTTTATCTTTATCCATACTGTTAATTTATATCTTTATATAAGGGACAATAAACTATTGTCCCTTATAGTGTCAAGTGTTAATTTTCTATTCTTTTTAAAGTGTTAGGATTTAAAGCAATAGTTAACATAGATGAGCCATTTTTTAACGCTTCATTTAAATCAACCGCTTTAGCCGTTAAATTAGGATAGCTTAAAGTCAATAATAGATTTTTAACTTTACCGTCTATAGCGTCTAATTCTTTACCCTCGACAGTTGTTTTTCTAAATTGCTTTGTAAGTTCATCGCGACAAATACGAGTTAATTTTTGGTTGAAGTCATCAAAATCATTATCGTAATTAGACCAATACTCGTCCCAGCCGTTAATTTTAGACTGGCGCTCGCATATCGTTTCAACCTTTTTAGCTTGCGACCTAACAGCGTCCTTTAGAGCTTGTTTTTTATTTTCTATTGACCGCTCAAAATCGTTAAGCGCTTTTGTCGCTTTTTTTAAAGTTTCCAAATCTTTTTTGATTTTAATATCTTTTAAAAATAATTGATATTTTTTATCAAAAACTTCATCGACTTTATTGTCAAGCACTCTATTAAGCTCGCGCTTTTTTTCTGCGGTTTCATCTTTTATTATTTTTTCATATACTTTTATTTTCTTATCCGAAAAAATAACTTGTTTATGTGTATCGTCTTTTTTCATTTGTCCTCCATTTATTTATTAATATCCTTTATTATCCTATTGACAATTGGAAGTCAATACCCTATATAAGATATTGACAATTAATTGTTAAATTTATTGTCCTTAAAAGACTCCGTTTATGTCATTAAATACGCGCGAGATAAAACGGAGTTTTAAAGAATATGAAAGTATGAAATATAAATATAAGCAGCAAAAAAAATTATTAGGCAGCTCAACCTTTAAAATGGCTAAATCAAGTAAATATAAATATTTAAGTGAAATATTACATTTGGCTCCATCTAATATAGGAGGGGTCAATATATGTCCAAGCTCAAGCCCAAAATGTGTAGATTTATGCTTAAACACAAGCGGTCGCGGTCAAATGACAAGCGTTCAAAAATCAAGATTAAACAAAAAATACTATTTTCTAGCTGAAAGACAAAAATTTTTAAAACATTTAGACCGCGAGATAAAACTCTCAAGCGAGCGCGCAAAAAGAAAAAAATTAAAATATACTGTAAGATTAAATGGAACGTCCGATTTACCTTTTGAAAGATACAAGCTAGAAAATGGTAAAAACTTAATGGATAACAACCCAAGCGTCCAATTTATAGATTATACAAAAATTAAAAACAGATTATTTCAAAAACTTCCTAAAAATTACAGCTTAACTTACTCGCAAGCTGAAAATAATTTAGAGGACGTTAAGCAAGTATTAAAAACAAAATACAATATTGCAACAGTATTTAGAAAAAAACTACCTAAAAAATGGCTTGGGCGTAAGGTTATAAACGGTGATAAACACGACTTAAGACATTTAGACCCAAAAAAGGTTGTTGTTGGCTTAATTGCCAAGGGTCGGGCTAAAAAAGATTTTAACGGATTTGTACAAGATGTATAATTTTGTATGGATATATGGCGGGTTGATCTGTGTACATACTACGGTTGATCGCAGTACATACTCGCTATATTTTAAGGGGTAGTTTGCGACAAGCGCAAGCGACAAGCGCAAGCGACAAGCGAGCGAGCAGAAAGGATAATATGAAAGTAAAAGATTTAATTACTAAACTACAAAAACTAGAAAAAACTGAAAGTGGTGAAGTATCTTTTAAAATTTGTACTCGTGGTGGTAAAAAAATATCTCATTGGGAAGAAGGTGATATTTTAACAGAGGTAGATTTAGTCTTATTAGAAAATGCAGATGATGTATTTACAGAAATTATTTTTGAAAAACAACAAGCGACAAGCGAGAAGGGATAATATGAAAAAATATAGAGTATCATTAGAAGTAGATAAAGAATGGGTTAAGAATTTTGATTTGACCTTTGATGCAGCTGACGAGCAAGACGCAGAAGCACAAGCTATGGTGGAAGTTAAACAAAACTTAAGTGATTATATAACAGCGTATGCAGATGAAGAGGGGGACGAGTGAAAAAATATTTAATAGAATTTGAATGCAGAATAGGTGATTACGAGCATTTTAGTTATTATGTTTCAAATAAGAAAAAAAGCGAATGGGGATATTGTAAAGAGTTTTGGGGTATCAACAAACGAGATAGTAGTTGTTTAAAAAATAATATGTTTTGGGATAACCATATGATGAATGCAATATCTGTTCATTCTGAAACAGAAATAACAAATAAAGAAGCA